AAACTGGCGGATTAAGCGAAAGAGGCAGAAAATTTTTTAACAACAGAGACGGATCTAATTTAAAAGCTCCAGTAAGCTCTGGCACTGGGGGGAGGCGTGTATCGTTTGCTGCCAGGTTCGCTGGAATGCGTGGCCCCATGAAAGATGATAAAGGCAATCCAACTAGAAAAGCTCTTGCTTTAAAAAAGTGGGGGTTTAGTTCAGTAGCTGCTGCCAAAAATTTTGCTAACAAAAATAAGAAAACTGCATAATGGATAATAATTTAAAAAATAAAATGATTACTGCAATGGTATTCCTAGCTGAAGATACAAACGGCATGGTTATCCATCTAAACGGCTTTGATAATCCAAAGCACGCAAATACTTTTGTTAAAAAATTAATGAAGAATAGTGGGATCGAGTATAACTCAATATTAGATATGGTTGATCTACCCACATTACACTAGGAGGAAGAATGGAAAAAATAATAAAAAAATGGAATAGTTGGAGTAGAAATATAAAAGCAGCTATTGTTATTTCTGCTGTTATTATTTTAATTGCTATTATATTTTAATGCACATCCAGATACCTTATACACCTCGGCCATTACAAGCGAAGCTGCATGAGGATTTGGATAAACATCGGTTCGCAGTATTAAATTGCCATAGAAGGTTTGGCAAAACTATTTTGGTTATTCTACATTTGATTAGAAAAGCTCTAACGAATGATAAGAAGAACCCCAGGTATTATCTGATCGGGCCAACATTTGTTTCGATTAAAAGGGTTTGCTGGGATTATCTAAAGCAATACGCTGGTTGTATTCCTGGTACTACATTTAACGAAACAGAATTAAGATGCGATCTGCCAAATGGCGCAAGGATTACTCTGCTATCAAGCGAGGATCCAGATAAGATTAGAGGAATATATGCAGACGGAGTTTGCATAGACGAGTGCAGCCAAATGAACCCAATACTTTGGCACGAAATTATAAGACCCGCATTATCTGACAGAGAAGGCTTTTGTTATTTTATTTCAACACCAGCTGGAATGTCTAATATATTTTATGAGCTATACCAATATGCTTTGGGAGATCCAAAGTGGTTAGCTTACACAGCAAAGTCATCAGAGACAAAGTTAATAGACCAAGAAGAATTAGACGCTGCTAAAGCACAGATGGGGGAAAGTAAATTTCTCCAAGAATTTGAATGCGATTGGATAGCAAATGTAACGGGAAGTATTTATGGAAAAATAATACAGAAATTAGAAGATAACAAACAGATAACCAGGATTGCTTATGATCCATCGCTTTTAGTTTCGACAGCATGGGATTTAGGTTATGGAGACAACACCGCAATAGTTTTTTTTCAACAAGTTGGTAATCAAATAATGATTATTGATTATTATGAAAACAACAAAGAAGGCTTGCCGCATTATGTTAAATACATACAAGATAAAGATTATGTTTATGACGAACACTATGCGCCACACGATATAGAAGTAACAGAATTTAGTAATGGTAAGACAAGACGAGAGATTGCTTATCAATTAGGAATAAGATTTAGGGTACTGCCAAAACTGCCATTGGAAGATGGCATACACAATTTAAAAATGGTGTTACCTAAATGTTGGTTTGATGCAGATGCTACCAAACCATTAATAGCTGCATTAAGACATCATCATCGAAAGTTTAACGACAAGATGAGAATTTTTAGTGCAAAACCCGTTAAGGATTTTAGCTCACACGCTTGCGATGCTGCAAGATACATGGCTACATCTTTATCGGAATTACCAAGACAAAAAATGGCTGAACAAAAGACAGCCGAAAACGATTACGCAATACACCAGGAGAAATAAGTTATGAGTTTTTTAATGCCAAAAATGCCAGCGATGCCAGCAATACCCGCACCGCAACCATTACCAGCACCACCAAAATACGATGATGCGGATAGAGCTGCGGAGACAGCAGCAAAGCAAGCAAAATTAAGAGCTGGTAGAGTAGGTAGATCTGCAACAATTTTAACGTCTGCGTCTGGATTAGATGATGACGAAACATCAACAAAGAAAACTTTATTAGGAGGATAATATGGGAGGAGCAGTAGCAAGAGTATTTAGACCAGCACCAAGACCAGTACAAGCACCAGCACCCGCACCAACTTACGCAGCACCTACAAAAGCTGAAGTATCACAAGCAACATCAACGGCTGCTACATCTACAATGGGATTATCAAGAGGTAAAGGCAGATCATCAACAATATTAACTGGCGCAAAAGGTTTAGGCGATAACGCATTAACAACATCTAAAAGAACTTTACTCGGAGGGTAAATGGCACAAGATCCAAAAGCAAAAATGGTTATAGAGAGATATAAAACTCTCAAAGCACAAAGAGTTACCTGGGAAGATCATTGGCAAGAGATTGCAGATTATTTTTTACCGAGAAAAGCAAACATCACAGAGAAGCACACAGCTGGCGATAAACGCCACGATCAAATTTTTGATGGAACTGCCACACACGCATTAGAATTGTTGTCTGCGTCTCTTAATGGGATGTTAACCAATACTATTTCGCCATGGTTTGTTTTAAAATTTAGAAACCAAATGGCAGCTGACAATGATGCTGCTAACGAATGGTTAGAGAGTTGCGCAAAGATTATGCAACAAGTGTTTTCAAGATCCAACTTCCAACAAGAAATTTTTGAATTATACCATGAGCTGCTAGCATTTGGTACGTCTGCTATGTTTATTACAGACGATGTTCAAGATGATTTAAGATTTAGAACATTACATATTTCAGAACTATACATTACTGAAAATGAAAAAGGTTTAGTTGATAGTTTAACTAGAAGATTTCATTTAAAAAATAAAAATATACCAGGAATGTATCCAGATGCAGATTTACACAAGTCTATTTTAGCTGATATTGAAAAAGCTCCTTATGATGAAACTGTTATTATTCATTCAGTTTATCCAAGTGCAACACCTATGGGTTATGACAATAATAAAAATATGGATTTTGTTTCTTGTCATGTTCACGAAAAATCTGGAACTTTATTAAGAGAAAGTGGATTTAAAGAATTTCCATACGTTGTACCTAGATATTTAAAATCTTCATCAAACGAAGTGTATGGTAGATCTCCAGCAATGAATGCTTTGCCAGATACCAAGATGTTAAACACAATGTCTAAAACAACTATCAAGGCAGCTCAAAAACAAATTGATCCACCTTTGATGGTTCCCGATGACGGATTTATTTTACCAGTAAGAACTGTACCTGGTGGATTAAATTTTTACAGATCTGGAACTAGAGAAAGAATTGAACCATTAAATATAGGTTCAAACAATCCACTAGGTTTACAAATGGAAGAACAAAGAAGAAAAGCTATTAGAGAAAACTTTTTTGTTGACCAGTTAATGACTACGGGTAATCAAAACATGACAGCAACAGAGGTTATGCAAAGAACAGAAGAAAAGATGAGATTACTTGGCCCCGTGTTAGGTAGATTACAAAGTGAATTATTACAGCCATTAATTACAAGATCTTTTAATTTATTATTAAAAAATAATAAACTTCCACCAATACCAGAAGAACTTGGCGATCAAGATGTAGAAATAGAATATGTATCTCCATTAGCCAAAGCTCAAAAGAGCCAGGAGCTGTCATCAGTTATGCGTGGAATAGAAATATTTGGATCTATGCAAAATATAGCTCCCGTTTTTGATTATATAGATATTGATGGTTTAGTTAATCACATCCAAGAAGTTTTAGGATTACCAGCTAAAATTATGAGATCAAAAGCAGAAGTACAACAAAGACAACAACAAAAGCAACAAGCTGAAATGGAACAAATGCAGTTACAACAAGCGCAGCAAGTTGCAGAAACAGCTGGTAAGATAGCTCCAGCTTTAAAGGTAGCAAATGAATAGTAAAGATTTGAAGCAATTAGAACTTGCTTACAAACAAACTTTTAGTTCCGATACGGGTAAAGAAGTATTAGAGGATCTAAAAAAAAGATGCAGTTTTTATTCTACGTCACACATAAAAGGCGATAGCCATGAAAGCGCATTTTTAGAAGGAACAAGATCTGTAATCTTGTTTATTAATAATATGCTCAACAAAAAACCAATGGAGGATAAATGAGTAGTGAAACAAACCAGGTAGCAACGGAACAACCAAGTACGTTGTCTGCGGAAACACCAGTAACACCAGAAACAGTAAGTACAGATTGGAAAGCCAGTTTGTCGGAAGAAATAAGAGCAGATAAATCTTTAGAAAATATTAAAGATATAGAAGGTTTAGCAAAATCTTATGTTCATGCACAAAAATTAGTTGGCTCGGATAAAATCCCAGTACCTAATAAATATGCAACAGAACAAGATTGGGATGCTGTTTACGAAAAATTAGGCAGACCCGCAGACGCTGAAGGGTATAAATATGATTTACCAGAAGATCAGCAAATAGATGCTGAAGCGTTAAAGAGTTTTTCAAGTCAAGCGCATAAGTTAGGATTACTTCCTGGCCAGGCGAATGGCATGGTAAAATTTTATAATGAAATGACAAGTGCTGCAATGCAAGAACTAGATACAAAAGCAACAGCAGCAAGAGAAGCTAGCTCTACTGAACTTAAAAAAGAGTGGGGTCAAGCATTCGATCAAAAAGTAACACAAGCTGCTAATCTTGCTAAATCAGTTGGCGCAACAGAATTGTTTAACGCTAACATGGCAGATGGAACCAAACTTGGAGACCATCCAATTATGATTAAAGCATTTGCAGAGTTAGCGGGCAAGATGGGAGAGGATACAATTACTCAATCATCTGGGCCAGTTTTCCAAACACCAGAACAAATAGAAAAAGAAATTGGAGAACTAACTATGCCAGGTTCAGCGTATTGGGATAAACATCATCCTAACCACCAGGCAGCTATTGCAGAAGTTTTGGCTTTACGAGAAAAGAAAAATCAAGTATAGCTCAAAATACTAGGATAATCGCAAGACCCTAGTTGACATTAGGAAAAGACTAACATCTACAAGATGTAAAACCTAGGTTTAGACCCGCAAGGATAATCAGCCGTTTAACATTAACATAAACCAAGAAAAAAGGAGAATAGTATGTCTATTCAAATTACTACTTCTTTTGTAGAGCAGTATAGTTCAAATGTAACTATGCTTTCTCAACAAATGGGAAGTAAATTAAGAGGTTCTGTTGATGTGGAGACTATTAATGGTAAAAACGCTTTCTTCGATCAAGTCGGAGTTACAGCTGCTCAAATAAGAACGAGCAGACATGGCGATACACCACAAATAGATACGCCTCACAGCAGAAGAAGATTGAGCTTGGCTGATTACGAGTGGGCTGATCTTGTTGACGATGTCGATAAGGTTAGAATGCTTATAGATCCAACAAGTTCTTACGCAAAAGCAGCAGCATCTGCTATGAACAGAAGTATTGACGATGTAATTATTACAGCGATGAATGCGTCTGCTTCAACTGGTGTAGCTGGTGGTACATCTACGGCTTTACCTTCAACGCAAAAAACAGCAACTTCAGACCAATCAGATGGTTTGACTATTGCTAAACTTTTGTCTGCGAAGAAAATCATGGATGATAACGATGTAGATCCTTCATTGAAGAGATTTATCGTTTGTGGGCCACAACAAATATCAGATCTATTAGGAACAACTTCAGTTACAAGTGCTGACTTTAATACAGTTAGAGCTTTATCAACTGGAGAAGTTAATTCATTCCTAGGATTTGAATTTATAATGTCAACAAGACTGAACAAGGATGCAACTAATACTACTGACAGATTAGTTTTTGCTTATACTGAAGATGCTATTAAACTTGGCATGGGAAAAGATATATCTGCAAAAATCTCTGAAAGAGCTGACAAGTCTTACTCAACACAAGTGTACTATTGTATGTCACTAGGTGCTGTAAGAATGGAAGAGAAAAAAGTTGTTCAAATCCCTTGTCACGAAGCATAATAGGAGGATAGAAATATGGGAACTAAAAATACTGATCTAGTAGCAAATTTCGAAGCATCTCCTTCAGTTGCTAACAACTCTGCTGAATTACATGGCGTTTTAAGAACAGCTCATGGAACAGTAGAATTAGCATCTGGCGATAGTGATGATAACGATATTGTTATGTTAGCACCAATCCCAAGTAACGCTGCTGTACCAAGTTTATTTATTGGTTCAGACACACTTGGCGGTTCGTGTACTTTCAATGTAGGGATATACACTTCAGCTGGCGTAGTTAAAGACGAAGATGTATTTGCAACTCTAGTAGCTGATGCTGCTGGAATGGCGGATGTTCGTTTTGAAGCTGCTAATATAGATACAGCTGGAAAAAAGATGTGGGAATTAGCTGGAGACAGCTCTGATCCAGGAGGATATTACTATGTAGCAGCTACAATGGCTGCTGATGGTCAAACTGCTGGAACTATGTCTTGGAACATTTCATACGTTGTAAATTAATACAATAAAATTTTAGGCGGGGGAAGCGAGAGTGGATCCCGCCTAGAGTGCATGACAAAGATCGATAAACCAAAACTTGTATTACACTTTAAGAGTGGCAATCATATTTACCGATATGTTTTAGTTGATCGATTTAAACACGATACAAAAAACCATAATGGTTTTGATACCAAACAAGAATTAACTGAAGCAGAAATATTTGCTTTGGTTACACCAAGAAAGTTAAGACGTAAATACATAACCAAAAAGGAAGAAAATGGCAAAAGTAACAAAAAGTAAACCAAAACCAAAAAATAAAAAATTAGCAGCGATGTATGGTAATAAAAATAAAATTACTAGAGGCGATATTATTACAGCAGCTAAAAGAAATAATAGGAGAACAGCATAATGGCTAAAGCAAAAGGTTTATACGCAAACATTCACGCAAAACGTAAAAGAATAGCAGCGGGTTCTGGAGAAAAAATGAGACGACCAGGAGCAAAAGGTGCGCCAACAAAAGCAAACTTTACACGTTCTGCAAAAACAGCAAAGAAAAAATAGATGGCATCAGTAATTCAAATTTGTAATTCAGCTCTTAATCAATTAGGAGCTGGATCAATTACAGCTCTTACAGAAAATTCTAAAAACGCTAGATTGTGTAATGAAAGATACCAAACAGTTAGAGACGCTGTTTATAGATCTCATCCTTGGAATTGTTTAATTAAAAGAGTTCAATTAGCGCAAGATAGTAATACTCCAGCTTGGGGTTTTACTTTTCAATATACATTACCTTCAGATTGTTTGCGTGTACTACAAATTAAAGATTACGATGCAGATTATAAAATTGAAGGAAGAAAATTATTAATAAACGAAAGTGCAGTTTTTTTAATTTATTCAGCACAAATTACCGATGTCAATGAATTAGATGTTTTATTAAGAGAAACTATATCTGCGGGTTTAGCTTCA